CCCATAAGCAGGCTCAGCAAGCCATCCAGGTCTGCCGTGCTGAGTTGCTGGGCAAATGGGCGTAATGCCTGAAGGCCGCAAATTCAAACGCGGCGAAAACAACCTCAACGCATTGCTCACGCAGGAGCTGGTCCGCAAAATGCGCCGGCTCCGTGACGAGGGTTGGAGTTATCGGCAGTTGGCCTTTGAATTTGATGTCGATGAGAAACACGCTTGGCGAATCTGCCGACGTATCGCATGGGGATGGCTCGATGCCTGACAACGTGAACCACCCGCCGCATTACAACCGCGGGCCGGTGGAAGTGATCGAGACCATCGAAAGCGCCATCCAAGATGCGCCAGACATGCCGACCGCCTACTGCCACGGGAACGCGATCAAATACCTGCTCAGGTTGTGGCTCAAGGGCGACCCTTTAGAAAATGCTCAAAAGTGCCGCTGGTATTTAGATCGGCTCATAGCCAAACTGGGCGCATGATGTACCTGCCTGGGCTGAACCTGCTAGAGCGCCTGGCGCTGCGGATTCTGGTCAAGAGTCCCCGGACCAGCTTGGTGGTGGTCAAAGAGCTGGGGTGGCCCAGCGTGTTTGTGGCGGCCAACAGCGACGATCCGATGCTGTCTGAGCCTGCTCAGGATGAGCCACCGTCGATGCGCCTTGAGCGGATCTATCACCAGCCATCAGCGGGCGAGGCCGAATGATCCGGCTCCATGCTGGTCGTTTGCTTCTGGTTTGCGACCGCGCCGATCGAACGTGGCACGCGCGCGTGATTCTTGGGCCAAAGCCTGAGCACCAGGTTGAAGCTGACACTGGCGCCATAACGCTGCAGGAGGCGCTCTTAAAGGCCCAGATGATCTACCAGGCGGCCGTCAGTCAGATCAGGCCACCGGGCGACAAACGGATGTGCTGGGACTGCCTGCAGTGGGACACCCAGCGGCATTGCTGCGAGCTTGGGTTGCCAGAATCAAAGAGAAGCGGTGGACGCTATGCGGCCAGGTGCGAGTTTTATGAGCCGTTCAGAGGTTGTTAGCCGCACTTATCTGGAGCGCCGTGGCCCAACGTGAATGGAACACGCCTGTGCGTGAACCGTGGAACGCTTTGATAAAACAGGCCCTGCAGGGCATCGACCGCCACAACATTTTGTGGTTCGCCTCGGGCGATGGTTGGCACCTACAACAGGCCCAGGTGCTGCGCGATTACGTCGCCAGCCTCAAGATTTGGATCCATCAGCAGGAGGCAGATCAATGAACGAGGTAGAGGTGATCGGTCGCTATGAACGCGACGGCGGTTTTATCGAGACGCTCGACCGGCCAGGGTTTGAGATCTACTACCGCAGTTGTGTGGGTTCGATCTGCCGCTATTCGTCTGATATGTGGCAGGCCGAGCTGTACCTAGATCATCTGCTGGCCAAATAGAGAGGCAGGTGGGCAGCTTGCCGGAGCAGTTCTGCCCTCGCCGTCGCCTGCCGTCGGCGGACGCTTCGAGATTCCTCAGTAGAAATTTCGAGCTTGCAGTTTAGTGCTCTCCGTTCAGCCAGCGCGCAATGGCCCACTCGCGCAGTGCTGACCAAAATTCCTGCGCGCGGAACCAAGTGGCCCAGTCTTTGTGGCCTTTTGATGAGTTGCAGGCGAGGCAGCAGCTAACGAGGTTTTCGCGGACGGTTAGGCCACCGTGCACCTTGGGAACGACGTGATCGATCGTTGGCGAGCGGCCTAGCGGATCGTCGCAGTATGCGCAGCGGTAACTCCACGCCAAGTGGATCTGATCGCGGGCAGAGCGCCGCGTGACTAGGCGCGTTTCATCAATGTGGTGCTGGTCCACCTAGATCCGCAGGAAGGGGCAAAGCTTGCACCTCGATGTCGATGATGTCCTCATCGCTCGGGATGAACTCGCTTATCTGGCTGTAGATATCAGCCGGCAAGTCGTCCGGGTCGCTGTCAGAGCGATAGATGAGCTTGGCGGAGATCTCTAGGTAAAACGCCCGCATGGGCTGTCCGCCGCTTGGCACACGGTAGCGAGAGCAACTGGATCAGCTTGAGTGTGACGGATTGTGAACAGGCCGACAGTGATCCGCAGTGTGCCCCGTAGGCGGGGTATAGTTAGTTCAACAACGCAACCGACCAATGCTCGCCACCTTCACCGCCCAGCTCGCCACCCTCAACACCGCCGACCTGCTGGAAGTGATCCGCGGCCTGATCGCTCAAGAGATCTACAACGCTTGCCTCGATGCAGCCATCGACGAGGCTTGCAACCGCGACGCCGACCTGGCCTTTGCCATCGAGCAGATGATGGCCTGACTAGACGGAACGGCCCGCTACACCTACGCTCCCGCCATGCAATACATCCTTAAAGTCGGCCCCTGGCACGTCGGCCCCTTCGACACCCACAAGGCCGCCAGCTGGTGGGCTGAAAAGCACGGCGTCGATAGCTTCACCATGCTGCAGCTGGACGATCCAGCAGAGGCGCCTGGCAAGGTGCTGCGGCAACGCATGGCACCGCTGAAAAACCCGGCGATCATGCTGCAATAAAAAACCCGGTTGGCTAGGCCGGGTCGTTGTCTCCTCCGCCAGTCGGAC